CTTGTCGGTTTTACTTCTCTAATATATACTTCCCCGTAAGCTTCTAACTGACCCATAACATGTTGAAATTCACGTTGAGACATATTTTTCCAGTCTTTAAGCTTATCCCAACAAGCGTCTGCTTTCTTCTCAACAAACTTAACATCATTTAAATTATCAATACACTCTTGATAAGGAACCTCTTTTGCTTTAAAATGAATAGCCGTTAAAACAGCATATCCACCTTTCTTTTGAGACTGTGAAGCTATTTTCTTCGCTCCAGCTTGTCGCTTGCTTAAGAAATCTTGTAATTTTACATCTGTCTTTTTAAGAGTATCTTTAATTGACTCTACTAATGTATCGAACGTAAACATGTATATATTTATTGTTATTTCTAAAAAAATAAAAGAACCGGGGGCTCTTCGGCACCCCCGGTTCTAAACTTTCACTAGTAATTAGTAAACTAATTAGAAGTATACACTCTGGTTTGCAGGCGTAAACGCTGCACCTAACCCTGAGACGATAATCACGTGATAGTAGAGGTTTGCTCCAAAGATGTTATCTACAACGCCATAACGGGTTAGTAGACCTACGCGTGGTGCGAAGTCGTTTGGACCAATTGTTCTCTGAACCATAATCGGGATATACGGGCAATAGATGATACCAGTATCGTAGAACTCAGAACCTTTATAACCAAGTAAGGCGTATTCAATACCACTTGACGCAGTATTTGTACCACCTGTATTAGTGTTGCCACCAGTATAGCCTTGATCTCCGTAAAGAGTGCTATTCTGTGCTTCGGTGCGAGTATCACGATAGACGGTAAATCTTCCACCAACAGAGCCTACCTTTGCAATACCAACTGGTTGTGTATTGACGTCACCTTGAACAGGTACCCACTGGAATTCAGGGAGCATCTCAAGGATAGCGCAAACACGTGGAGTTGCAACAATGAAGTTAGCAGCACCGCGTCTGTTACGTACAGCGATTCTGTTTGCTTCAATGATAAGTCTCTGATAGAAGTCTCTATTTCTCTCTACGAGCCATCTGCCGTCAGCTGAAGCTGGGGACCATGTTGAGTAACCTGCTCCAGCACCAGCGTTAATAGCTGACTGGATCATTCTCATGATCATTTCACGGTCGATTTCTGCTTGGATCTCATATGACATTGCATTTGTGATCTCAGCATCGATATCGATACCGTTCATGTTCTTAAGGTCTTGCTCTAGCTCTACGGACCAACGTGCACCGAGTCTACGAGTACCAGCTTCAACAGCTGTTTTCTCGAAAGACACGTTAACTTGTGGAATGTTGTTTTGGATTTCGAAGTTTCTAAGAACTTCTGCAACACCTTGGTCTTGCGCGTTGAAATTCCAACCTGCACCACCTGTTAAGTAACTTGAGCTAGTACCAGTGAATCTGGTATCAATAAATTGATAACCAAGCTCACGGTTATTGGTATTAGCACCACCAACAGTATAGTGCGGATTTGGGTTGAGAGCTGTACCGCTTCCAACATCAACACCACCATTACCAAGACCAGTTGTGTCATACTTATAGCGTAATGCGAAAGCAAGACCAACTGGACCAGCCATTGGCTGCACGCCAACGATCTCGTTAGAGATAAGCTCAGGGAAAGTACGACGGATCATCGGGATGAGGATCTTAGGAAGTCTTGAATCGCCTTGCGCGTAAGTATCACCACCTGGGAAGGAAGTGTTACCTGCAGCAGGAGAATATTGACCGCCTGAATTAGCTCCAAAAGCGCCACCTTGACCAGCTGTTGTCTGCTCGTTACACCATTGTTCTTGGTTCTCAAGTAGAGTAGCTGTGCAATAACGGCTCCATTCATCTTCGATTGGCTTTACACCATTTGATTCAAAGTCGAGTACAGGAGCCCACTTTTCGAGTAAGACTGCTGCTCTTTCTTTGTCAATAAATGCGTTGCTTGGACGTATTTTCATATGCTTATTTATTCTATCTATATCTCAGGTCTTACGACCTCATCGTTCAGGGTAAAATTGTTATTATCTATATTTAGACAACTCGGACACGTAAATGTTAGAAACTGGTGTACTTTTTTGAGTTTTTTCTGTAAGTACAGGAGCGTCAGCTTTTACTTGTCTATTTTTGAAAGCTTCTTCTTTAATTGTAGCAATCTTAGCTGTTTCTTGCTTCTCGAAAAGTCTTAATGTATAATCGTAATTTTCTTCAATGAACTTAGGTGACTTATCACCTAATACTCTTACAATATACTCTCTCTTCTTTTGAGGTAAGTTAGATGTCTTCTGCTCAAGAATTAAAGCTGATTTCGTGTTAAGGTATCCTTCTTTTAACGCTGCGTTTTCTTTTTGTAGTTTTGTAACAGCTTGTGATAACTCATCGATTTGTTTCTTACCATCTAAGATAGCTGGCTTGAAGGATTCTTGCATTAACGCTGTGTCAACCGCTAATACACCTCTTAAATTGTTAAGAACTCTATACGCAGTGTTGTTTTTTGTCGCTTCAAGAATAGCATCCGCTGGTACAGCTTCATCAATGAACTCTTCCATATACTGAGAGATAGATTCAATTAATGTTTCTTTAAACTTCTTCGCGTCGTTGTTAAGAGTTTTTTCATATCTTGAAACAATCTTAATTAACTTATCAGAATTGTCACGGTCAATACTCTCTACAACTCGTTTAAGCTTAGCTGTATGATCCTTATCAATAGCTGCTATAAGCCCCTGAAGTTTAGAAGCGTACAGCTCATCTTGTTCAGTTAATGCTGCATCAACTGCTAACGAAATTTTTTCTTGTAGAGCTTCCTCAATAAGAGTGAATGACTCTGTTGAAAGGATTTCTTTTGCTTGTTCGGGTAATAGTTCCTTCATATTAAAAAAGTGGCTCGTTGATAGCGTCGTTGATTCTTGCTTTAATCTTTTCGTTTGCTATACGTGTTAAGTATTTAGTCGCATCAGCATAATTTTTATTAGAAATAGCTGTAACAAAGTTGGATATAAGTACTGACTCACTCATAACTTTACTTTTTGCAGATTTACGAGCTGTTTTCTTGCGAGCAGGTTTAGACGCTTTACCTTTTGCAATTTTTGTACCAATTGCTTTTTCCCAATCATCTAACTGACCATCCTTATTGCGGTCAGCTTTTTTAGGGTCAAAATTCATTTTCTTTTTTGCCATATATTTATTTATATCTAATTATACAAATTAATGACTTAAAAGTTCTTAATAAACTTAAGGATTTGCTCTCTTAAGTAAACGTCAATATCACGTGTTGGGAGATTTCTTAAACTCTTTTCAAAATTCTCGTATACCTGCTCGAACTTACCGTCTTCAGCAACAACCCACTGCTTTGATTCGAGAATACCATTTACAAATGCTTTTGGAAATGACGGATCAGCTACACAGTCAATAGCGACAAGTTTCATATTACGTACAACATTATGGTTATGACCTTCTTCAAGCGTACCAAGAGCTCTTGAAGACATACCTACTTTAACACCGTCGTTCACAAGTGACTTAACAATTAAACCGCATGGTGTTGATAATACTTTTGATTTACCAACAAATACATTATTATCTTCTCTCAAGTCTGTAACAATATGACAAGCACGTTCGAGGTCAACATCAGCTGTGGTAGGGTGGTTTAATTCACCCATCGCTCTGCCAGGCATGATCATTTCTTCATTATAACGTACAACTTCGCGTCTAAGCTCAGATATTGGATACATACGTTTGTTTTTATTAACACCCTCCGCCATCATATAAGGACCAGTAATGAAGAGTGTAGCAGGTGCATTTCTATTGCTTTCTTCGAAAACGTATTTAAATTCATCCTGCATGGCAGGCTTTTCAACTAATAAGTTTAGCTTTAACGACATATATTTATTTATAGAATAGTAGCAAAAATAAACTCATTTAAGGTGTTTCTCTGTAATTATTAAAAATTGCCAACCTTTTTGACTGCAAATTTTACGAGCAGCTTCCCACTTTGCTGAATTTACAACGTAGGTTGCTTGCTCGTAAAGTAAATGCTCTTTATTTTTGTACTTAGTTACAGGCGGTCGAGTTTGCCTATCTGGTTTAATTTCAATTAGATAACGTGTTACATTATTATTTTCTTTTATTGTAACAAAATTATCAACGAAATACCGATGAACTTTATTATCAATAGGACTTATATACGGTACAACTACATTCTCACTACCCCACTTTAATACATTTGGGTTAGAATCGCAGAACCTCATGAACTTTAACTCAAGACCAGATCTATAAAAAGCTTTTGTACCTATAAACTTATCTCGGTTTATAGGTACAAATACACCTTGTCTAAAGCGTTTAGAACTCATTTATGTTTAGGTTACATATAACCAGCGTTATTTTTAATCTTCAGCCTACGAAAAACATAGCAGGGTCAGCATCACCAAATCCAGCTGATGCACCTTCGAGTAGTTTTGTTTCAAGATATTTTTTCTCTTCTAACCCTTCTCTTAAAATATCTGCATTTAATATACCGTTACCTAGTAAACTAACCCCCGTAAACTTACCACGAACTCTACCTATTGTTATTTTTGTTAGAGCTACAGCGTATTCATAAACCCATTGCTCTTTAACAAGATCGCGAATTGGTCTTTCAAGCCAACAAGAAATAACACCATAAAATCTCGATGTATCTTTCGGTTGTGGATACATTTGTAGGTATTGTGTTCTACTATCAAATTTCATATCTCGCTTTATTGCGAGAACTTTTTCACGTACATCCATCCACTCTTTTAAAGCATACCATGATACAAGATCAAATCCGTAGTTACCTAACGCATAACTAAAATATGTTTGTTGAGCTAATGTTTGTTCAAGTGTGAATAACGTATTAATACCTTCATTTGAACCTTCCTCGAAGTTGACCACATCAACAACTTTTCTATAGTCCATGACATCGTAATCAAATACATTCGAGTACGATGTCGCAGTAGAAGGTTGACCTTGAATACTTATTTGCTTTTTAACTGACTCTCTAAAAGCAGTAACGTAAGAGTTGTTAAATGTTGTGAGAGAATTAAAGAGTGTGTAATCGAGAATTTCAAATTCTTGTAATCCTCCAGCAAAAGTACTTGAAAGAGCAGATGAAGAGCTAAATGCGGTACCATCAACACTCGTTAGAGATACATAAACTGTATCTGGTGTCTCAGCAGTAAAATCAGGACCAGCCCATTTTGGAGCATCAGCAATTTTTTCCGCGTCAGTTAATCCAGCTTTTGCTAATGTAAATAAATGATCAAGTCTTAACCCCTTATTACGTTCATATAAACGCGAGTCAAAAATTAAGTATTCCTGAGTAAATCCAGCGTACTTTGAAAAATACTCAATAGCAATCTGTATGCTTTGAAATAACTGATCGCTATGTACTTCAAGAGATATTAACGGCCAACCTAATGATCGCTTTATACGATCACCGAGTTCAGTGTATGTATCAATTTTATTATTGAGATTAGTTGATTGAAATGCTGATACAGGTTGAACTTCGCAAACAAGGGACATATAAGTATTTATTGTACAGGTTGTATTGGCTCTTCACCTTCACCGCTTATTTCCGGTTCAGTGCCTTCAGCAGGCTGATTACCAAGCGTAGCAGGTCCTCCGCCAAACTCAGGAGGCATACCTTCACCGCTACCAACAGCTCCACCCTCTCCTGGCTGAGCTTCACCAGGAGTAGCGCTCATTGCTTGTTCTTTCCAGAATGGACCAGAAGCTGCAATCTGTTCAAGTTCCCATTTAAACTCTGTATCTTTACGAAGGAATTCTCTATTAGCAAGAATATCTGGATCTGACCAACCAAGATACTTCTTCTGCGCATATGTTCTCGAGATTAAATCATCATTAGCAAAATTAGTATAATTTTTACTTTTTAGCTCAAGAGCTTGCGCTTCACGTACTTGATAGAAGTTTGTAGGTACATTTAAATCTACTTCTAAGTGTTGTTCTGATAAATCGTACTTTTCCCAGAGACCTGTAAACTTAAGATGTGTAATAAAACCACGTTTAATACCAGCAGCAAAACGTTGCTGCATTCTAATAATAAACCTAGCAAACTTTAACTCTTCACGTAAGATTTCAGTACCGTCTTTAAAAGAATCATTTGCTTCAAGTCGTGATGTTGGAACTTTAAGTGATCTATATAGCTTCTTAACGAAGTACATTAGATCGTCTAATTGTCCGAGATTTTGACCACCTTCAAGCTGACGTACAGATGTACCTTGTGAACCGGTACGTTTTGCAAACCAGAAAGCATCAAGCATTGACTGCGGATTAAACTTCTTTACGACATCAGTTTGATCAATATCGAATGTACGTGATGACCAGTACTGAGCCATTAGCTTTTTAAGATACGCTTCTGCTTTAGGAGCTGACATATTACCTACATCAACATCAAACACTAGTCTTTCTGGAGCACGTACTAATCTATAGATGACAATTGCATCTTCAATTAAGGATAACTGTCGATAAGGTCTACGAGCGTTTTCAAGAAACGGTATAACCATATTCTTGGTTTCATTCATAACGCCAGAATTTATATATACAACTTGATTTTCATCGAGCGGTACAAATTCTAACTTTTCTACCTTTGATGGGTCTGTTTTACTGAAGATAGGTTTACGGTAAATAAATCCCTTCACCATCATATTCTGTATATTATTATATACAGGATCGATTAGTTCTGCAGGTAGATTAATAACACCTAAGACGCCTTTATCAAGATAATCTTTATGAATTACCAACTCAAAATACAATTCACCTTCAATCAA